AGATATATGGATAAGTTTCCTATATTCTTGAACACAACAGTCGATATTGATTCTTATAACATTCAAAGATATCTTCCAGGTCAAGGTTTTAAACATTGGCACTATGAGTCAACAAATAAATCAATTAGATTATTTGTGTGGATGGTATATCTAAATGATGTCGAAGATGGTGGTACAGAGTTTATGTTTCAAAAACATATAGAACCAGCAGAACAAGGTAAGTTATTATTCTTCCCTGCTGATTGGACTCATACACATCGTGGACAGATTAGTTATACTAAAACTAAATACATTATAACAGGATGGATATCCTTAAATACACAACCATGACACGTATTTATAACTACATGTTCCACTACAATCCTTATGAAGAATTGTGGTATGCTATTCCAAGAGATAAGTATGTAGCTTATTGGAGTGGTGAAAGAGAAGATGGTATTTTGTTTGCACTGTCTATAGATAACTTAATCGAAATAATTGACAATGCAGGTACTGATCTATGATATCGAGACAATGCAGGAGTTATTCCTGATACATGTCTATGATCCAAAAGAAGATAAACATTATGATTTCCTGATTAGCCAATGGCATAATAACTTTGATGCATTTGTAAAACTATTGCATGATAAGAAAGATTATTATTGGGTGGGTTATAACAATCTTCGTTTTGATGCTCAAGTGGTAGAGTGGGTGGTGCGTAATTATGATAATTGGCATGAACATAGTGGGCTAGAGATATGTGCTAAGATTGCACAGAAGGCTCAAGATGTTATTGAAGATGCTAATTACGAACAGTTCCCAGAATATCGTGAAGAGGATTTGTCGTTCAAGCAAATAGATCTTTTCAAGGTGAATCACTACGATAATAAAAATCGTATGGTGAGCCTGAAGAGACTAGAGTTTGAGATGGATCTTGAGAACATTGAGGAGATGCCTATACATCATACAAAGCGTAACATGACTCAAGAAGAGATAGATGTTACAATGAACTATTGTGTGAATGATGTAATGGCAACCTATGAGTTCTTCAAGGTTACAACAGGTGATACAGATCATCCACTATACAAAGGCAATAATCAATTGCAGTTAAGACTAGACATACAAGAGGAGTTTGGTATTAACTGTATTAATTATTCTGATAGTAAGATTGGTGATGAGATGATTAAGAAGTATTATTGTGAAGAGAAGAAAATCATGATGAGTGATTTACCTCGCACAGGATTCTTTAGAAAGAAAATCACTGTATCACAATGTAGACCTGATTATTTAGAGTTTCAAACTAGTCAGCTCATCGAGTTTAAAAAATACATAGACACACTTGTATTAGGACTTAATGATGACTTTAAAGAAAGTATAGAATTTTATGGCAACACTTATACGTTTGCTAAAGGTGGCTTACACACAGAAAACAAACCAGAGATATTCGAAGCTGATGATGAATATGAAATCATTGATTGGGACGTTTCTAGTTATTATCCTGCTATTATTATCAATAATCGTAGGTATCCTCAACATCTTGGTAAACAGTTTCTTAGTGGTTATAAACGTATGTTTGAAAGGCGTCTGGAGCTTAAACCACAGGCTAAGAAAGATAAACGCATTGCAGGGATTGTTGGGGCTCTTAAGCTTGCTGTCAATTCTGTATATGGTAAATCTTCTGATATGCAGTCGTGGATCTATGATCGACAACTCACTATGTTTACTACTATTACTGGAGAGCTTAGCTTGCTTATGCTTATTGAAGCGTATGAGTTAGAAGGTATACATGTAATCTCAGCTAATACAGATGGTGTCACAGTTAGAATAAAAAAGACACATCTTGATAAGATGCATAAGATTAACGCCTGGTGGTCTAAAATGACTAAGTATGAACTAGAGCGTACAGATTATAGTAAGATTATATTCTCAACAGTCAATGACTATTTAGCTATCAAAACTAATGGAGAAGTTAAAAAGAAAGGTGACTTTCTCACAGATTTTGAATTACACAAAAACAAGTCTGCTAGGGTGGTTCCTATTGCTCTCGAACGTTATTATTGCAATGATATTCCTATTGCTGATACTATTGCTAATCATGATAACATCTTTGATTTCTGTCTTCGACAGAAAGCTAGCAAGGACTTTCATTATGAGGGTAAAGAGGGAGGTAGAGTTAATGTGTATAACAAGTTAATTAGATACTATGTCTCTAAGACTGGTGAGAAGCTGTTAAAAGTCAAGAACCCAGAGTGTTTATCTAATGCTGCACCAATATCACAAGTGGAAGCAGGCGAGTGGGTAATGACAGTGTGTAATAAGCTATCTAAAGATCATCCTCTAGATAATATAAATCATTCTTATTATATCGAAAAAGCAGAAAGGATTATTAACAAGATTAGTTATAATGGTAAGAAACGACCAGTTATAATTCCTAATCAATTAAGTTTATTTTAATGGCAGGTACAGAGAAGCAAAGAGAAGAGATCAACAGGAAGTTGGTCTCTATGCAAATGGAAATGATAGGACTAACTTATCAGGACGCAGTGGACACACCAGAGTTCTGGAGAGTGTATACATTGACAACAGCACAAACATTAGAATGGCGTAAACAAGCTCTACCACTTATTAAGAAGACATTTAAGTGTAATAAGAGAAGAGCAGAGTTAACTATGGCTATGTTTGAGCTTAATTTAGGATTGCGTGAGTATAATCCAGAAGAGGTTGATACTACACACATCCAAACAACAATACCAGAACCTCATCCTCATGATTTATTTAGTGAAGCACATTTACTAAAAGATCAGCAGCCTACATTCTGGCAAAGAGTAAAGAAGTTCTTTATTGGATTCTAATTATACGCTAAAGGGTATAATATTGCACTATTTGCAATATTTATACGTGAAAGGGTATAAAATTTGACAAAAAGTGTAATATAATGCACATTAATTCCAATATTTGTCGAATTGTGTAACAAAACTAGGTGCAATTCAAAAATAATAGGTGCATGTTAATAAAATTCTTAAAAGTAGTAGTAATACTACTGTTTTAGGAATAATATATGTATATTTACTAAACTTTTAAAACAAATATATCATGGGTAATTTTGTAAAATTAACAACAAGAGGTGAAGATGGATCTTACACAAGAACGTGGATAGAACAAGCTTCAATCAAACAGTTATCTCAGAATGGAGCAACACAAGCTGGAGATAACGAAGGTACTTGTGTGCTTGTAGATGGAACAATTATTGAATTAACAACATTCAATGAAACTCTTGATACATTAAAATAATTACAAATGTAAATTTTAGTACAAAGCCTCAGAGAAATCTGGGGCTTTTTTGTTTCACAATTTAAATCATAAACGATGGGAGCACAATCATTCATCCTAAGAAAAAGAGCAAAGAGTGCATCAGATGCATTCAGTTTAGCACAAGAAGATGCTATTGAAGAGTATGGTAATGACATCTATAATGGTACTATCAGTACATGTCATTCATTTAAGGACATTACAAAAGAGTTTAGACGTAGTGGTCTTAGTGCTAGAGATTTTAGCCACAGTATGTTAAATGATATGAACAAAAGAGATTGTTATGTCATTTGTGAAGTTGAACCTAAGGTAAATACTAACAAGATCAAGAGTGTTGTAGAGAACACTGTTGTTAAAGGTACAAGTAAATGGGAGCTTCAATACAATGTGTACACTGGTATGGATGATAGACAATTGAAATCATTCAAGACTAAAACTGATGCTGTTAAATATGCTCGTGAGCATACTGAAAAGACTCAGAACACTACGTTTGTACGTATGGAAAAGACTCTTATTAATCAAAACGCTAATGTAGCATGTATCAAATACAAAAGATCAACAACAGAACAAGAAGGACAATACGTCTTCTTTGGTATGGCAGCTTGCTAGCGTTCTTTGTGGGATGTGCGTCTAATGATGTCACACCCACAACTAAGCCTGTGCACAAGTACAAAAGAGATGATGTTGTGTATGTAAAGCCTGACTCTCTTAGATCAAGAGTATTCTATGTATGGCCAGATAAACTGGCATATACAGTGGTGCATATAGATTCATTCTATAATGCAAAAACAATGTATAAAGAAGAATCAGAACTATATTAATATGCCAAAGAAGCCTAAATTATTAGAAGACAAAATGGACTGCCTCCACTGTGGAGATGTACAAGATGTATCAGTAATAGAAGATCTGTTTGAAGAGACAGGTAACACTGCTGCTGTAACATATTATTGTAAAGCATGTAATGGGAAACTAATAGCACGTTTCTCAGTGAATGGATTTTATTCATTTAATCACTTTAGACCTGAATGGAAAAGAAATTATAATTTAAAACATAGAAATGGCAAATAAAAATCAAGTTATAAGTTGATTTATTTAAAATAATTTAAAGTTATAAGTTGATTAAACAACAAGATAATGGTTGAAGATAAATTATATAGTGCTATAGAAGCAGCTATTATACGTTGGAATCTTGATGGTATTAAAACAGCAGGTGAACTAACAAGAGAGATTATATCAATAATTAAACAACAAGACAATGGCTGATATAGCATTTAAAAGAGGGGATAAAGTTTATGACAAAAAATATGGTAATGGAGTAATAGATTATTTAGAAAACCATATAATAGTTCAATTTAGAATGGGTCAATACATTACCTATGATTTAAAAGGTTATAGACATTTTCCAGAAGATAAAGAACCAGCTTTATCTAAAGTAAAATAATGGTTGATTTCTTTGTTTTTCTGACATATTAATAGTACGTTTAATGTATAAACTAAACTATTATGGACCAGAAAGAAAAAAAGAAACTATACGATATAGAGTATAGAAAGAAAAACGAAGAAAAGATCAGTACTAAAAACAGAAAATGGTACGAGAACAGACGTAAAGTTAAATTTACAGAAGACCCTCAACATTATTTGTGGTATGTTGCTAGAACTAGATCACGTCAAAAAGGTACTGAGTTTACTATTACTAAAGAAGATGTAATCATACCAGATGTTTGTCCAATCTTGGACATCCCTTTAACTAAGGGAGATGGATACTTACCTAACTCTATGTCATTAGATAGAGTAGATAATACAAAAGGATATATTCCTGGAAATGTTAGGGTAATATCACGCAAGGCTAACTTAATGAAATCATCATTAACGTTAGATGTATTAGAGAAATTAATTAAATACATTAAAAACGAAATATAATTTTGAGCGATATCGCAATGTGTAGAGACATGAAATGTCCTATGAAGTTTACGTGCTACAGGCACACAGCACCAGAGAATCAGTTTAGACAATCGTTCTTTTCTGAATCACCTCGTGAAGAGGGTAAGTTTTATTGTTCAGAGTTTTGGGACAATGAAGGAAGAACATTAGATCCAAAGTTTAGAGAATACGAACGTTATAATGACACAGAATAATGATACA